TTTACCTGCATAAATCCAACCGCTAGTGTTACCTGCATAAGAAGCATCGTAAACTTCACTATTAGCAATTTTAATTGGATCATCAGAAATAGTTGCAACAGCAGTTGCAGTCACACCAGGAGCAGGAATAACAACACTTAATCCAGAAAAATTACTATAATTACCAAACTGAGAAACTGTAATACCAGTGATAATACCAGCACCACTAATAACTAGAGTTCCTGAGAATGCAGTTCCTGCAGTTCCACCATTAACGTTTACGTTATAAGTTGCAGTAGGATCATAGTTAGTTCCACCAGATGTAATAGAAACCTCTAAACCAGTAGGATCAGCAATAGTAATTGTTGGTGCTGTTGCATATCCAGTACCACCAGTAACTGTGATACTTTGAATTTCTCCATCTACAATTACTGGAGTTGCAGTAACAGTTGCAGGGTCTCCACTACCACCACTAATTGTAACTGCAGGACTAGAAGAATAACCAGATCCACCATTAGTAATAGTAAGTGATCCAGTTAATCCACCACTATTATCAAGGTTATTACTATCTGCAGTTGCAGTTGCAGTTGTACCTTGAACAGCATTTCCAATACCAGTTGCACCTACAGGATCGACTGTTACTCCAGGAGCACTTTGATATCCATTACCTGCTTGAGTAACAACAATGTTAGTTACTTTACCATTAGCATCAATAGTAGCAGTACCCTGTGCAGTAGTTCCACCAGCAGGAGGAGCATCAAAAGTTACGCCAGGAGCAGTTGTGTACTTACCGTTTGTTGAAGCGTTACTAACGGTAACAGCACTTACTGCATTTCCAACTCTAGCAACAGAATTCTTAAGGTCATCATCATCTGATCTAATTACTGAAAGTGTTCCACCGTAGTTTAAATAATTGATAGCAGAAAGAACGTAATCTGCATTGTACTGATTTGGTTCACCGAAAGTAGCAATCAATTCTGCCTCAGAATCAATCGTAACTGGTGATCCTAATTCACCCTTTGGAAATGGTCCAACGAATGCAGCAACGTTTGCATTAGCAATACTTGCTCTGCCGTTTGTTAAATCCTTTTCCTTAATAACAACGCCTGGTGAGCGTAATTGTGCCATCTGTGTCTCCTAACAAATATGTCGAATATATCTAAGATTATTTATTATTTCGATACCTTCAAAAGGGGAAACAATGCATGAACACTCTACCAGTCAGGATACTCCCATTTTGTAGTACATTGTTTTCTAGATTTTATAACTCTAAATTTTGTACATTCTTTACACTCGTAAGAGTATGCTGATGGGAATCCTTTTTTGTTTTTACGTATTAAATAAAAGTCAGTTAATAAATCTTTTTTCTTATTACAGGTACGACATTTTCTTTCATTAAACAGTAAATGTTCTAATCCAAACTGATCTTCAAGTTCCATTATTTTTCAGCAGCATACAAAGCAAATGTGGATGTGGTTATAACAGTCATCATATTAGCAATATGTTGTTTAGTTTCTGAATCACATGTTCTTCCAGGCATTAAACACCCATGTATAGTTGCTGCTACTATTAATAACTGTGTGACAACTACCACTTGAATCAAATTAATAATTCTACCTTTTAAACAAGGAGTGCCATCTTTATTTAAAGGAGGATCCCATCTACCTCTTTTCTTTTTATTATCCATCATCTGTACTCCCACATATAAGAAAGTTCTCCATACTCACTACCATTATCAACGAACTTGCCCCCTCCATCTTCTGCAATATACCAAACATTTCCCTCAGTATCTACAGATTCATAGTCAGTTAAACCATCATCAATAAAACCAAATGGTGCCATATCTTGATCAATTTGATTTTTTTGTTCTTCATATAATCTTTTACGAACATCATTATCTGTCATCTCTTTAAAATAATCTTGTGCAACTAACCAAGCAAAAATAACCAGACACATTGCAAGGTCGTCATTACATCCTTCTTCTGCCTCAAATGATTGTTTCTTTTGAATAAACGTAGTTAGTTCTGAAATAATTTCATAATCATTAACAAGTAACTTATCTGCTTCAATCAATTGTTTTAAATTAGAGCAACCAATTTTCTTAACTGTAGTGCTTGTCTTAACTCCAAGTTGTGTTTTAGATCCAGAAAATCCCTGACCAACCAATTGACCAGCACGACCTCTCATAGCACACATAAGAAGGTTTTCATTTTCAAGATCGTATTGTAAAATAGATGCTACTTGATCTCCAATATCATTTACCTCTACAAGAATGAATGCATTATTATAATTTTTAGCAACTTGGTTAATTATGTTTGGAAACAACATTGGTTTTATTTCGTTGTTTCTATACACACCTACAACTTTATAAGGTACAGTGGTAATATCATATAGAATAAATGCAGAGTAATCATTATTAGTTCCACGTGATACGTCAACTGTCATGAGATATTCATGACCTTCTATTTTATTTTCATATATCTTTAATCCTTTACTGCTTGACAAAGGTTCATCATATGACATAGATCTTAACTTTGCAGCAGATATTAATGTGTCAACAGATCCTAGAAACTCACACTCAAACTCTTGTGTGAACTGTCGTAAGGAAGTGTTAGCAATTGTTTGTTCTTTCCATTTCTCATCCCTTCCAGGAACCTGAGACCAATGTACTTCAGTTGTTACGTATTCATTTCTACCAAGTTCAGCATCATGCCACAACTTGTAGAACATATTCATTCCGTTCGGCGTTGAGATGATGATGACTTTTGTGCTTTTACCAGAAGAAATAGTAGGATAAACAGAGGAAAAGAATTGCTCTGCAATATGGTTCGGAATGAACGCAAATTCATCGAGGAAGATGATGTTAAACGACATACCTCTGACAGCACTTGCAGATGTAGAAGATGCCAAAATTTTACTGCCATTTTCAAGCTCCATTGATCCTTTATTCCATGCTATTATACCTTGTTGTAACCAAGTTGGCAAGTTTTCGTATGCAAGTTGTAACCTTCCAAGAAGTTCTCTTGCAGTAGGTGCTTTGTTTGCTAGAATACCAATGTTTACATTATCATTAAATAAAGCATAATGCATAAGATATGCCACAACAGTCGTGGATTTACCCGTTTGTCGTGGCAGTTTTGCTATATTAAATCTATTACTATGGAAGCGACGAACCATGTCTTCCTGAAAATCATATAAGTTAAAAGGAACTAAACCTTCATCAAGAGAAACAATTTTACAATATGTTCTAGCAAAGTAGACAGGATCTGCTTTGCATTTCAAATACTCCTTAATCTGTTTTTGTGTAAAGTTGATGGGTACACCAACTTTTTTTAGATTAGGATTACCAAGATAAATTTCATTTTGTTTTAACTTAGTCATTACCACTTAGGAGGATTATCAGGGCATCTCATTTGAGGAAGAAGAGTTTTCAATGGCATAAAACAACCACATAATTTACATTGTTTTGTCCTTGGTTTAAAAAATTCACATTCAGTGCAAATTTTATATTTTTCATCAGATCTCATAAATTAACAATCCCATGCTCTTAATGATTTATTTATCCTTGAATTTGGATCACTTGCAGTTTTCTTACTTGTAAGTTTTTTCTTCATCCCACGCATCCGAGCACAAAAAGATTTTCTTCTCTTGTTGCCTTTCTTCTTGGTTGGTGCTTTCAGATCGCTCCCAGGGTTCTCCCTCTCGTAAGATTTTCTGCCCTTCTCGTTGAGTCCACCTTCTTTGTTCTTGCCTGATTTCTTTGTCCATGCTGCTCCCTCATCAAGATCTATACAAAATTGTTTAAAGGTTTTCATCCTTCTACACCTACAGATGTTGCATACACTCCAGTAACTCCATTAGCAACTTCAAGAGTAAACAATCTATCTTTTTTAATTACCATATGATCTCCACCTGCTTTCACTACTACA